AATGCGCAATGGACTGGTACGCCTTGACGATAGGGGAGAGCAAGTGCGACGGAAGTTTGTTCGTCGCAATCGCATCCTTTGGATTCGTCGCCTTGTCGCTCACACAGCCTCCCGCGATCCAAGGTGCTCGCGCATAGCCTCCTGCTCCAGTTCTTCGGAGAGGCGGTTATGCTCTGCAATCAACTTGATCGTGTCGCCATCGCCGAAACCTTGCGCCGACGCCTCTGCAATACGGCGATAGAGATTGCCGATGCGGACGAAAATTCCGGATGCGGTGGTGGATTGGTAGCTCATGCTGCCTCCGGCAAAAGAAGGTCGTACACGTTGACGATTTCAAGGCCCAACTTCTCGGCCACCAAGCGCTCAATGCGCGCGCCGAATGATTCTTCCCAGCCTGGAATCATCGCGATCATCTGGCATTGGGCAACGTGCTCGATGTCAGCCTTAATACACGACAACCACTGAGCAGATGGGTCGCTATTAATTTCGACCGGGTTCGTGACCGTGTAGCCAAGGGCGCGCAGCTCGGCGGTCAACGAATTGAAGAGGGGAAAATTCAGGTCAATTTCCCCCGACATTTTTCCGGATAGGTAGACGTGTTTATTCACCAATCTTCTCCTTGTTCTGCGCCTGAAGCGCCCGTTTCTGCATATCCGCCACGAAGCGAATCAACTTGTCCATGCTGCCGGCGTGCACGTTGTATTGAACGCTGGCGATTTCGTACAACTCTTGCGGAGTCGATACTCCGAATACGTCGCGGATGTTCATGCGGCCTCCCGCATCACAACCTGGTTCATCGCAACGCCGAACGGACCGGCGACCTTGACCGAGTTTCGGATTGCTCGACGCTCCCGGCGAATGCGATTAATGTCGTCTTGCGACCGCTTCTTCGGTCTTTTGGCATCCTCCGAATCACCCCATGCCCATACCTGCACGTAGTGGTGCCCACCTCCTGGTTTCCGCCAAAGGTGGATATAGATGGGCGACTCATCTTGAGCGTGCCGCGCGTTCATGATGTCGGTAACGTGCCGCATGCTGAAACCGAGCCGCTCGCCAATCTCTTTCGCAGTTAGCGTCACCCCGGTTTTCAGAAGTCTCTCGACCTCATCCCAGACTGCCGAATACGTTGACCTGAACGGCATCGGGCGTCGCCCGAGATTCAATTTCTGCGCATGCACAATCACGGCTTGATACGTGTGATCGCCAAACAGATTCAGATTCGCCTTGATCGATTTATCGCTCACCCAAAGTTCGCGCAGGTTCTTTTCCTGGTGAGTAGTCCATGCGATGTGAGAACGCTTCCGGCCCATCACGCCACCTCCGCGACTTGAAAGTCTTCGTACACATCGCCGCTCTTGACGCGCGATACGATCGTCTTCGCTGCGGCACGCAATTCGCTACGCTCCGCGACGCCCAACTGCTGATCGTGAATTTCGAGTGCGACCCGCAGGGCTTTGATTGCGTCACCATCGAGCGCCAGACTTCCTGTCGTCTCCGATCGCTTCTTGGCTCGCATCATTCCGAGCATCGCGGCTTTGATGTCTTCGATGTACTCGAGACCAATTCCGCGCTCGCACAGGATTAAAGCCATGTTCAAATTGCCTGCGAGGTCGTACCAGGCTTCTTCGGTCGGACAGCGCATCAGCGCTTCGAACGACAGGTGATGACCCAGCGCGATGTCTGTCTGGCGATCGGATGCAAGCGGCTTCGCGTCCTTGCGCTTTTCATTGGCGTCGACGATCTTCGTCAGCCAGCGATTTCGGCTGTAGGTCTTCGAGCCTTTGCGTTTCTTGCTGGTCGGCATTACGCTGCCTCCTTCTCGGCATATTCCTGAACCCGCACCGCGACATGCGGAACGGTCCCGTACTGCTTGATGATGGTTGCGGAGATGATTAACTTGTCATCCAGGTAGACGATCCCGTTCATCGCGTCGGCAATCGACTTGCAAACATTGTCGAGATCGGGCTTGACCGTCGCGCCGATCAGACCGCGCACCGCGAGTTCGTGACGGCGCTTCGACCAACTCGCCGGGATCGGCATGTGCATGGTGAGAAACAGGCTGACAGGTCGCGTCAGCAGATCGTGGCCGGCCATCGCCTGCGACGCGGCGAGCTTCACCAGACTTTCATAGATCACGGTCTTTTCCGGCGTGTGCGTGCGAACCTTCCTGCCCTGGCGGGAGAAGCGCGGACGCCCCTTACCGACTGGCACGCCCGGAACGGTGAATTGAATGCCGTCCACACCGGAATACATTTCACGAAATGGCTTCATTTCCTGAGTGATCTGCGAAGCGACGGCGTCGTAGGCATCGTAGTGATGTAACTCAAATTTCTTCATGCGACCTCCAATTGCAAACCCGGCTGGCGCAGGCGTTCGCGCTGCAGCGGCCCGTACTCGGGGTTCAGTTCGCAGCCGATGAAGTGGCGGCCGAGCCCAGATGAGACTTCGCCAGTGGTCCCACTTCCGAAGAACGGATCAAATACCGTGTCGCCAGGTCGAGAGCCAGCCAAGATGCAGCGAGCCGCGATTTCTTCGGGCATCACTGCGAAATGAGCGCCGTCATAACCAGTAGGAGGAACAAACCAGACATCGCGCATCATTGCTGGCATGCTTTGCTGTTCCTCGCGGCTCATGGCATCCCACCGCTCATTGAAGCCTGCATGCTGGCGCGAATGACCTCGCTGCTTGTCGGGTCGAGCGCCGCCGACCGCCTTCATCGTTCCATTGGTCTTTGCGCCGCCGTTTGCCCGATGGCTGCCACGCTGCGCCTGAGCGTCCTGCGCAAGGCGCACCAGCGAGCTTTCGCGAGGCGGCGTCTTGATCGCATCGAAGTCGCTGAAATACTGCGGATTCTTGGAGAGCAGAAAGACGTGTTCGTGTGAAGACGTGCAACGATCCTGCTGGCTTCCTGGCATCCCGTTTGGCTTGGCCCAGATGACATCCGAGCGCAGATACCAGCCGTCAGCACGCAAGGCAAACGCCAGCATCCACGGAATGCCAATCAGGTCTTTTGGCTTGATTCCGTCATCAGGAAAGCCGTTGCGAGCGGGCGATGCCGTGCCGTGCTTGGCCTCAAGGTCCGGGCGTGCAGCGTTGGTATCTGCGCCACGGCCACGGGCACCCCAAGAACCGGCGTAGGAGTCGCCGATGTTCAGCCAGAGCGTTCCATCGTCGGCCAGCAGTTCGCGGCCCGACCGGAACACCGAAACCATGCGGTCGACGTATTCCGTGGGAGTTTCCTCAAGCCCCAGCTCGAGATGCTTATCGGCGCTGTCGGCAGGCAGGTACGAACGCAGCCCAAAGTAGGGCGGGCTCGTCACAATCGTTTGCACTTTCACACCGTCAGCGATCATTGCGCGCATCGTGTCCCGGCAGTCGCCAAAGTGGCACTTGTCCGGCCACTGAGGACTACTACGCTCGCCTATCGTTCCATCTCTCATAACCCCTCTCCCTATTTCCCTTTCCCAGCCCAAAAGTCTTTTAGAGACTGTTTAAGGCGGTTAGCATCTTCAGTTCCGAAGTTCTTTTCGACCACTTCGAGGTAGGCTCGACGGTCGGATAGAGACCATTCGGCGATTTCTTCGACTAGGTCGATTAGCTCCTGGCCGTGGGGGATCACCTGAATCCCCGCTTGCTTTTGGCAGGTGCCTCGGTCTTCATCGGGAAAGAGCCGGCGCGATTCTCGAATCGCACCTGCTCACCGATGTACGTCAGACCGACATCGCCAGTCGCGCCGTGACGGAATTTGGCGATCCGCACCTGGGCAAACCCGGACCATTCGTCGCCGCACTCAGGGTTCGCGATTTCTTCGCGGTGCACGAACAGAACAGCATCTGCGTCTTGCTCAATGGAACCCGAGTCGCGCAGATCGGATAATTTCGGTAGGCGCGAACCGCCTTCCTCGACCTTCCGGTTGAGTTGAGAAAGGGCGATGATCGCAACCTCCATCTCTTTGGCGAGGGCCTTAAGACCGCGAGAAATGGTCTGGATCCGCGTATTGGCGTTTTCGCCTTCACCCTCCATCAACTGGAGATAGTCCAGCACTATCAGATCAAGGCCAGATTTACGCTTGACGGCGCGCGCCTTTGTTCGGACATCCAGCAACCGGAGACCGCCCTGATCGTCGATATACAACTTCAGTTCGCTCACCTTGATCGATGCTGAGGTGATGCGATCCCAAAATTCCTTGTTCTCCCGATGGTTTTCGTCGGGCGGGTTCATGACTTGATCGAGCGGAATGTGTCCAAGCGCAGCCAGTGAGCGATCATGCAACTCCGATTCCGGCATTTCCATGGAAAGAAACAGCACAGAGTGATCGCGCGCCACGTTCTCCGAGATGTTCAGGGAAAGGGCGGTCTTGCCCATTCCGGGGCGACCGGCGACGATAATCACCCATCCCGGACGAACGCCGCCATTGAGCCTACGGTCAAGATCGATATAGCCGGTAGGAATACGGCGCTCCTTCCCATGCGACCGCTTCTCAACTGTGTCGATGTGTTCGGCCATGCCGTGAGCGATCAGGCGCGGCTCACGCTTAACCGTCTTTTCTGCGAGCGCGTCAATCTTGCTTGCGGCGTGGTCAATCAATTCCTCGGCGCTATCGCGCGAGACAACCACTGAATCCTGCACCTCCGACGCGACCGCCAGTAATCCACGCTTCTGGAACCGGTCGCGCACGATGCCGGCATAGCGACCGATATTCGCCGAGCTGGGCGTGTTCATTGCCAAGTCGTTCAGGTAAGAAAGGGACACCCCTTTCTCGCCGGCCTGCAGTCGTTCGAAGACCGTGAATGCGTCAGCGCCGCCGCCCTTTGCGATCAGGTCGATAACCTCGGCGAAGATCGAGCGGTGATCGGCTCGATAGAAATGTTCAGCTTTCAGATCACCCATGCGGTCAATCGCATCGTTATTGAGGAGCAGGGCGCCGAT